ATGACGTAGTCTTTTAATCTTATCCTCCTGTTGAGTAGAAGCCACTTCCTTTAAAATGTACTGGTGTAGAGGACCATATACGAGTCATAAGATTTCCGCAAGAGCCACAGAATGGTGCAGCAGAATCATTTGTTTCTTCTACTTTAGTACATATCTTGCACTCAAAATCATAGTAGGGCATTACATACAATCCATTCCTATATCATCTATTGGTGTGGGTAAGGTTACCAATGAACCACAGTCTACACACTCACCATCTAAAAAGTAAAACGCTATCTCACCAGACTCAAAGGCTACTATTGCTGTAAATAATTGTGAACCACATACACATATATCTCCAATGGGATTACCACGTAGGTCCATAGCATTGCTGTAATCTTTTTTAAATAAATCTTTTATTTCTTTAGGCTCTTGTGTCATCTTCTTCTTCTTCATCTTTAGCCTCTAAGTTATCTGTATCGCTGTAAGTACGCCATCCACCCAATACTCTAATCAAAGAGTTAATTGCACGGCTAACTCTCATACGTGCACCATCAGCGGATGTGTTTAATTCTTTGGCTAAGTCGTTCCACTCATAATTGTCCGTTGTAAATCTTAGTCTTAAAATATTTTGTTTAGCCTCTGCTAACTTGTTGAATGCTTTTTCAATATCTGACCTAAGAACTAGCCAATTGTTTCCGTCTGTTACTTCTCCTGATTTACCAAATTTAAAGTTAAGGTCTTGTATCTTGCTAGGTATCTCATAACTATCTGCCAAAATAGATGGGAGAAATGCTTCGATAACTGATGGGTCGTAATAGTAAAGGTCAACCATATCGTAGCCAAACTTACGGGCTTTTTCTTGCTCACAATATTTAAGAGCAGCATTACGCAATGACTTTGCAATTAGTTTTTCTTTATCTTTGGGTGGTAACTTAGACCACTCTGTATATTTATTTGGATGGGTAACAAACCACATCCATAAAATCTGTTTTATATCTGAAGGTTCAACTATAGAATATTTTCTGGAATACTCCATGCCAAGCGTAGACACAAGCAAATCATACTCTTGTACCCACTCTTGATTCATTTATTTACAATTACCACAATAATTATATACTCGTACATTTTTTATATGTATTGCAAAATTTTTGGAACAACGATAACAAACTACAAGTATAGTTTCTCTGGGTGTATCTACCCAGTAAAATGGATTTCTAATTTTCCACATTGTGGATACCTTCCCATTGTCCTCTTTGTACCAATAGTCCTATTATTGCATAGTTAGCCAGGTCTATAAGGGTATCTTCTATTGATTCAAAATTGGGCGTGGCGTCCTTACCAGCCATGTTATTTAGCCTAGCCAGTTTGTCATACATCCTAACCCTCAGCCCATTCATCGCACCGCCAGGGGCAAGGGCGATGTTCAAAGGTCCGTAATCTTCTTGCTTCTTCATCATAATACTACGCAGTTCGTTGAGGATTACATCAACATCACTTGGATTCTTCATCTAACATCTCCTTCATACTGCTATCAAATTGTTCCATTGCTGATACTACCTGTATCTCATCTGTAAATTGTTTACCTTCACCTATGCTGCTGGCATATATAACTGTGCCTAGTAGTGTAAGCATACGCATAGCACTCTCTGGTTCTTTCTCTATCGTAGTATAGATATCTTTAAGTGCATTAAGAATGTCTAGTCCTTGACCATTTGATATTGCTATGCCAACTAACTTTCTATTGTCTCCAACAAACTCCCAAAAATCTTCGTCAGTTGCCCAAGCATTTTCGAATTCGCTCATCTATCCACTCCTTTCCTTCTTGCACAATGATACTGTTAACATCGTGTCCTTCTGGCATTTGTAAGAGATTAACATTATGTAGTTCTCTACTTAGTCTTTTGCCAAACTCTAAGCCAGCGTTATCACCATCTGCTAATACAATTACTGTTTCAAAATCATCTAGTATCTTTGCATAGTATGGCCTCCAGTTATTAACTCCAGGTATACCAACTGATGGATGACCTGTCTTAACTGATAGCACTACTGTATCTAACTCACCTTCAGTTACACATACATAACTACCTGCTGTTAATACTATTTGTGCATTAAACATTGTAGTCTTAGCCCCAGGTACACCCATATACTTAGGGTCTTCGTGATTGTTCATGCTTCTAAACCTAATATCAACTACACCTGATGGTGTTATATAAGGGATTGCTAATCTATTTTTATATACCTCGTGTCCTGGCAATGGGTTTGCTACTACACCTAGGCTAAAACTTCTGCCCTCTTCTACCGATAGATGCCGAGTTGAAAGATATTCTGTTGCTAGATGCAGGTCCTTTGCGTACTGGTCTGTTGCCTGCAAGAGATATGCTCTCTGCGAATTTGATAGCCTCAATATAATTACCTCCTTCTTTATACATTATTAAATCATATACATCACCTTGTGCTTCACAACCAAAACATTTGAATCTATTTTCTTCGTAGTTAACGGCTGATGATGCGTGTTTATCTCCGTGGAATGGGCACTTCATCTTGCGCCAACCATGCCCCACTGCTGGCAGGGTGGCGCCTACGTGTACTAAGTAGGCAGATACATCATGTTTGTCCATTAATCTTCCTAATTAATTCTATCCATATTTTTGCTGGCATTGTTGCATACCATTCTCCTACATCTCCTTTACCTGTTCGTTTGTGTATGACTACACCTGTCCATGCTTTATCATTTTGAATTTCTACTTCTAGTTCTTTTACCCATGCGGATAGGTCTAACTTTCTGTGGTTCTTTACCTCTATAACTACACCATTAACTCCTGCTATGTCTCCTTTATCTAAGTGTGCACCTGCAATCCTACGCTCTACATATGGGTACCATTTCTTTAACCAATTAACTACATCTCTTTCTGCGCTGGAACCCTTTGCTTTGCGTGGATTGCTCATTCAAACTCCTGTTGCTGTGGCATATAACGAATCATAACATCATCTAGATACATAGATTCTGGGTTGAATGCAAGGGTAACATAGTTGTTACCTGTCTGGTCAGCCTTACCATAGCGATTCTTAACTGCTGCAACGCATAGGTAATTCATATCTGCTTGTTTCATCTGACCAATAGTTAATACCATTGCTGGTATCTGATTGACTAGCCCTTGGATTGATGACCTTGGCTGACATGGACTGCCTTCATATCCTTCTTTGGTATGGTGCAATACAAGTAGTGCTGCGTTTGTATCTCTGGCCAGATACTTAAGTTCTTTCATGGCTGCACGCATACCACCGAACTCATCGTGTCCATCCATTGCTATGTCCATAAGATTATCTACAACTATAAGTGCTGGGCTCTTGCCCCAAATGGTTTCAAATGCTGATACTTCTTCATCTAAATCTTTTAGTGTTGGGCTGGATTCAAAGCACCAAAACAAATGATTACCATTGGCTAATACTTCTTTTGCTTTTTCTGGCTGACGTTTGATTAGTTGTTCTGCTTGTTGCTGGCTGATGTTACCAGTCATAGCAATCAATCTCATTGCCATGGTATGTGCATTGGTATCTGCACTAAAATAAAGAGTTGGTAGTTTAGTTTTGGCTGCAATTGCTAATGCAATTGATGACTTGCCTGCACCTGGGGTGCCTGCTATTACTGTTACCTCTGCTCTACGTAATATCATTCCTGCATTTTCAAATACTTTAAAGACGGCAGGTAAAGGTTCGCCACCTACATTTGTATTGTTAACACTTCTAATTAATGTTTTCATTGTTCTCCTTTACTGTAGATGGGGGCTGGCACCACGACTCAGCCCCCATTTACTATAAAATACTAAGCAAAGATTGGCTTAGTACGTAGTTCTGTTGGAACTTTTGGCCCAGTCCAACGAGGACCTGCTGCTGGGTCATAGAATGCTTTGTATGGTTTGCCAGTTGCCTGTGCTTTACCATACTTAAGAACCATGACACCACGTTCACATGATGGTGCACCTGGCTTGTTATATACCCAAGTGTTACCCCATTTATCTTCTACTGTTTCTTCTCCACCTGATTCTGTGGATGCTATGTTTGCATTGAAACTAGAGGCAATGTCTGCTACTGACATCGGCTTGTTTGCTGATGTCCCTTTGACTGCTAGTTCTACTTCAGTAACTGCATCGGTTATAACATGTATACCTTGTGCAATCATGTCAGCAAACTGGTCTGCTGTTTCTGCACGCAGAGTTATCTGTGTGCCTCCTGCTGTTTTGAGATTGATACTGATTGGTGCTTCAGTGCTACTCATTTTTCTCCTATTCAAATGTAGTGGTTAAACCTTTCTGGTCTCTCCACTTTCTTGCTTTCATGGCTAATTGTAAACCTTTCCAGCCTTCTTTAATATCTATCCACACTAACTTGCACGTGCCTGTTCCTGCGGGTAGATGGATAATGATTGCCTTATCTTTGTTTACTTCGCCCCATGTACTACGGGTTGCCGTAGCACTATCATACGGCAAGCCGTTAGCATAGATTGCTAACTGTATTGCAATATTACTTGGATGGTCTATGCGACCAGTCTTAATATCTGCAATAAATAACTCGCCTTTATACTCAACAACTCTGTCTGGTGTGCCAGCAATTTTGTATTTGTCTAACACACTGAACTGTTCAATGAACTTGTTGTTGAGAATTTTAGTTGCATGTTCGTAGGCTTTTACATCTGGCATCCACTCTGGTGGTACCACGCCTAAGTCGTGTCCTAAATCTAACTGTTCAGCAAATGAATGGATTGCTGTACCTATGTTGGCTGCTTTGTTTGCACCTGCTACTTGCATAGCGTCTTCAATCAAAGAGTTAACTGCCATCTTATCTTCTTGTGCTGCAGTAATAGATAATAATATATCTGGTCTGGTTGTTAAACCTATCGCAGCCATCCGCATTTTCCATGCTACTAATGCTGATGCATCATCTAATGAATTGGCTATTGTAGTTGCTCGTGTATAGGCCACTGGTTTGCCACCTTTGGGTGGCACTATCAATGGTCTACCGTATCTATCTCTATCTATTTCTATGATGGTCTCCTTTATGAGTCAGCCCTAAGAAAGGAGATAGCCGAAACTAGGGCTGCTCAAGATTAGTGTATCACATTATGATTCAGCGTGTACTGATTCAACCGATACATCATCTACCCATACATCACCATCAATTGTTAGGTTAACCTCAAAAGCATCATCAAGAATTTCTTGGGCTGCTTCTGCATTAGGTGCTTCTATACCTGTAACTGTGGCTGTGATAGTGACTGTTGCTGACCAAGACCTAGTTAACGCTTCAGTTTCTAGGTTTATAAGTAGATTATTAACATCGTCTACTTCACATACAATCTCATCACTATCTGTTTCATATCTAGATTGAAAGAATTCTCTTACATCAAAGCGAGCACTTCTAAACTTGCGTTCAAGTTGTGCTAGTTCTATTTTAAGTTGTTCTTTTTCTTCTATTAATTTAGTAAGTGATTCATTGGTAAAGGTATACTTGATACCACCTACCTGTGTAGATACTGTTGGTTCAGTACCATCTACTTCCGTATAGTACATTGTCATGCCATCTCCTTTTGTAGTTGTCTTGCTCCGTGAGCATACCACCATGTCATTGCCCAGTCAAATGCTTTATCATTAAACTGATAACACCATCTTTGTTTGTGCGACCAATGGCAATTCTTATCTTCATTACCTGAATAGATAATTACTTTGCCACCATACTGGTTAATCTCCATCATAATATTATCAGCGGGGATACCAGCATCAAGTAACTTACCTACCCATTGTCTTACTCTGTCTTGCCTACATGGCAAGCAAGAACATTTAAGTTGATTTAAATATAAATGTTCCATTAGACTTCTAACAACTCTAATGCTCTAGTCTTAACACCATCATTACGACCAGCCATTGTGCTAACTGCTAAGTTTTTACCCTTAGCATTATAGTCAGCCCACTCTATAACTGCATGCCACATACCAAACTCTGTGTCCCGTATGTTCTCCTGTGTAGGAGAGGTAGCATAGATATCAAATGATTTAGTTCTAGCATTGATTGCATTGGTAAATTGTTTCTTCTCACCTGTTGATAACAAATGATACGGCGCTTCCTCTATCTTACTAGGTAGTGGGAACACACGCTTGAAATAATTTTTAGCATGTTCATGACTTGCTTTTCTATCAAGTAATGTATCTGCCAATGCGGTGTAATCATTAGCCATATCATAAGTTAATCGTATGATGTTGGCAATCTCTGACACTGATAGCATTGCATTGCTTGTATGATTTAAACTGTAAGTATACTTGTTATTGTTTTTGTATATCTTATTGATTTGATTCATACAAAACAAACGCTCAATCACTGGTTTAATTATGACTGAACTGCTGCCATCGTGGCTAGTCCTGGCTAGTAAGAAGGCTGAGTGCGGGTCATCTGCAATGGTCATTTCCATTGGAGTTTCCATTAACATCCAGACTTTTGCACCACCATCATACTCACCTGCGGCTGCGTATCTAAGTCCACTAGAATCAATTAAGTTATCTAATGCACCAAAGATTTCTGCATTCTGAAATACTTTATAGCGGTTACCTACTACGCCAATGGCTGATGTCTCACCTGTTGGCATGGTTTTGATAACTGCTTTCTTACTATCAACTGGGATACGATTAACTGATTCGTTACCTGGCACTTGATAGTTAGCCTCGATATCATGCAATGATACTGACCAGTCTAATCCTGCTTGACTGGCTACCTCACTGGCTGATGTAGCCTCTACTGCTACGCCTGCCTTATGCCATGCGCTCTTGCGTACGGCTCCGTGTATGAGAGTATCAGTTGTCATTGGTTACTTCCTCAGTATCTATTGCGTAGATAGTGTCAACAATTTTAGAGTGTAGTTGTTGTGACATTTTACTAAACTCATCTGCTGGCCATTCGGCAGCAAAGACTCTGCTTAATAGTTTTGCTAATGCATAATCTGGATTGAGAGTTAATACATCAAGCAACATAGCCTTGGCTTGTTCTACTTCTTCAGTTTGATATAGGTATCCACAAAATACTGTGGCTAATGGGATTGCTTTGTCTTTGACAATAACATTACCAAGTAATGATATGTATTCACCTACATAGTTGATATCTTTTTCTTGTTGTACACCCATGATAAAGTCACGGATTTGTAGGTTAGCATTGGTTGCAATTGCTACCTCTGCTATGTGTGTGGCTGATGGTATAACACCATCTGCTATGCCGTCAATCGCTTTACGAATGTCCTCAACAATACGAACATTAGTATCACGGTCATCTGGATTGTATGTTCCTTCTTGTATATCTAACTGTTGCTTTACTTCATTGCGAAGTAAGTCATAGTCTGTATCTATCACTGTATCTCCTTTGTTAGAGGGCGTCCTGCCCCTATTGGCAGACGCCCGACTTGCTACAAATATCTGGCTATTGAATTGTAGGTAGATGTTGATACCGTTTGTTCATCAGTGAGTTGAAGAATGCGAATGGCATTTGACATTTCTTCCTTCATCTCATTGTAAGTACTAGCATGCATTATTTCAAACTCACGCTCTGGTTCTTTTGGAAGTACATTCTCTTTAATTGTTAAATCAAAATCAACATTGAGATTGCCAGTCCATTGACGATAGTTAGTGCGTATGTTTTCTGCTTTTGATATGTTATCAACTGCAAATTTGATAACATCTTTACGCCATTTTTCTGTAGCCTTTTGGTACTTTACTTCGGCTTCATCCTGTGATTTGTAGTCAAGTTCTAACTTGGCTAGTGCTTGTTGCAATGCAGTAATTACCTTTGCTGTGGGTAATTTTACATTGATTGTCCTGCCATTTCCTTGTGCCATATATCTCCTTTGTTAGTAGTGAGCAGTTTGACTTCATGCTCAGGAAGTTGGCATAAACTACGCTGCTTTTCGGAGAGGTTCTCCTTACGCTGGTTCACTATGCCAAACTTAATACCATCCGTTGGCACGCCAATGTGCCCATGCAACTGATGGTTTCTTGTAGCGGTGCTCGATATACACCAGCCCACGCTCAATCTGAAGCGGGGCTGGGGTGTTAGGTTTAGTCTTTAACATCTGGGCTATGCCATATGCAGTGGACTTAGGGTTGGCTGCATCATGTTTCCATGCAGATTCTTTACCCCAAAGTTTTGCAAGGGCTGACCATTCAGACCTGTTCCAATGTGGGTATTCCCATTTCATCAAGGCTTTGGCGTATGCCTTGGCTACTCGTGGTGTCCACGTAGATGTGTCTATGCAGTTGTCCTGCAATTGTGTTGCTACTGCTACTGCGTATGCTGGACTGGGAAAGAATGGTATTGACAAGAAGGCTAGTAGCCAACTTAAATACCCTGCTAATAATCTCTTCATCTAATAAACCTCCATGTGATATATCCAAAGAGTAATAAGAATGTCCAGGATTGTGTCGTTGTGAGGTATGAACTTGCAAAAATTTGTTCAATCATTTCACCCTTACAATCTCTTGGCTATGCTTTACACCCTTATCAAACTCTAACACATGCCACTCTGATGGGTCATCAAGGGCTTCATCACCTGCTGTATCTATATTTATATGTGTGGTTCGGCATCTAACTTTGGCTAGAATCCACACGGTATGCTCCCATTGGGGAGTATCCTCGTCAAGCATTGGACTCGTCCTGATTTTTGGCGAGGTCATTAACGGTTGGCTCATCGTTTACATATAGCCTGCCTGTTGCAAGCAACTCGTCAAATACATCAAGCATGTCCATTGTTGATAGGGCAAATGCTTCTTTGATTTTAAGTAGTTCTTGTTCTGTTCTCATTGCTATCTACCTTTCCATCTTGCGTCGGGTTGCTCTGGCATCACTCATGCGCTGAATGATTTCGTTCTGTGTCTTGATTATATAGATGCTATAGCCAATAGTCAACATACATACAACTAGGGCTATGATAATTCCAATCATCGTACCTGTATCTAAATACATACTATCTCCTGTTCGAGTCATTACTTACCGTATATGTTACCTGCGGTTCACAAAAAAAACAAGGCGGAGTGAGAGCCTAAGCCCCCACCCCGCCTGTTTGGTTATACTAGTGCTATATCAGTAACGATTTTGTTATCGTACCACTTCTGATTTTTCTCAGAATATGTGCTGGTCTCATAGCCAGTGATAGTGACTTTGTACTCGTCGTTGTTGTTAAAATTTTGGCGAGCAAATGCTACCAAAATTGGGTCAGTAATAGTAACCTGACGAGATGCTACGAACTTGGACTTAGTAGTACCATCTGGTAGTACTTCGTCTCTGCGGTCAACCACCGTGCCTTTGATTACCGTCTGGTAATCTCGTACACCTTTCAGGATTGACTCTGTGTATGTGAATGTATTCATTTTGTATCTCCTGTTCTGATTGGGGCGGCTTCCCCTATCACGTAGTGTAGGGGAGTCGCCTTGGTTAGTTAAGCGCAGTTAGGACAAACTGCGTGTTTGTTTATTGTATAGTGGCACACTGAGCAGATACACTCGTGCTTGGTTAATTCCATAGAATCATCAAGATTGAAGATTCTATCAATTAACCATGAGGACTGTTCGAAGAACTCAGTCCTGATGGTTTTCTCACCAGTTTTTGGATTGACGTGAGTGACAACCTCACTTCCAATCCATTCATGAGCCGAAGGCTCATCCTCGATTTTGGTCATGCTGCTATACATTGGCTTGTATCTGTATATATCCTCATCAACCATCTGGTTGGCGATGACTGCGTCTCGAGCCTCCTTGGCTTCGAGGCAGTCGGCGCATAGTTCATTCAGTTGTAAACAATTGAAACATTCGTTCATTAGGGTAAGTTGGTTTTGAACTATGATTTCATTATTCATCTGTATCTCCTTTGCTTATATATTTCTCCAGCACACGCTGGCGGGCAACCGCCACATCCCATTGTCACTCTTGCCCAGTCTGGCGAAAAGCCAGACAAGCATGGGCGACAATCGCCGTAAGGCGATTTGACAATGCGGTGTAAGGTTTAGCAGGCTTGCGAGCAGCCGTTAAGCCGAGCCAGAGCGAGGTAGGCTGGGAGCGTAGGCCGAACAATGTCTGGCGATAGCCAGTGAGGCCGTGGCCTGCGTCCGACTGTGTGTGGTGGTAGGTGAGCGTATTGCGTGGAGGGGCTGTGCACCGCAACGCATGGAGCGAACACCAATACTCCTAGACGAAGCGCCTTGCGCTGAGGCTTGGAGCAAGCACAACTCAGTTGGATAGTGCTTGAGGTTTTTAGTTTTAACTGAGGCGCCCGAATGTATTTAAAGGCGCCGAAGACAGCAATCTGCCAGGAGTCCATCTGTTCAGGACGACGTAGCAGTATCTTAATCAGTTAGTGGGTCATTTATGACCCCAGACTGATTAATATCGTCTGTTATACAGTGTAGTATCTACATAAAAGATTTTCCCGTACAAAGTATATTCCCCATACTAGTATCCTTTTGTCCTATTTTGTACTGGTTTTTTGTCTAATAAAAAAATACTTTGTTTAAAAGTGTTCGTTTTGGGCTGTTGAACGGATTAAACAGTATAGAGACTGTTTCTTTTTTTAACAGTAGCAAGTCCTTGGGGGACTTGCGTTACAGACTGTATCTAACAACTGTTACAACTAATGAAAACGGGACAGGACTATGAGTTTTGATAAAGGGGGTACTAACCCCAAATCCCTTGCTATGGCAGGAGCAAAGGCTAAAGTATTAGCCTTGGTGGCCGAAGGCCACTCTGTTCATAAGGCTATGGAAATCTGTGGCAAGAAACCAGACACCGTCAGAATCTGGATGCTCAGGGACAAAAAATTTGCAGCCGACCTGACAGAGGCTAAAGCCACCGCAAAGGATGCTTCTTTAGCAGCCCTAGGTATCCCAAAAGAGGAAATAGATTTCCCCCAGTTTTCTGAGATATTCTTAAATCAAAGATTATTTCCACACCACAAAGATTGGATTGACTTACTAGAGGATAGAGAGCCTTCATGGCTACACCCTAGTATGGTTTACGAAAAGGGTGACCCAGCCCGTCTATTGGTTAACGTGCCACCTGAGCACGCCAAGAGTACGGTAGTCACCGTAAACTACTCCACATACCGTATCGCTCTCAATCCAAATATCCGCATTATCGTGGTTTCTAAAACGCTGGTCAAGGCACGTGAATTCGTGTACGCTATCAAGCAGAGACTCTCCCATCCACGCTGGTTAAAGTTGCAAACAACTTTTGGCCCCGAAGGTGGTTGGAAAGAAGATTCAGACACTTGGCGAGTTGACACCGTTTACCTTGGGAGCGATGCTAGAAATTCTAGCGAGAAGGACCCCACCATCCAAGCACTTGGTATGGGTGGGCAGATTTATGGAGCACGTGCTGACCTCATCATTCTTGATGACTGTATTACAACAGCCAACGCCCATGAATGGGAAAAACAAATCAACTGGCTACAAAAAGAAGTTATTACCCGTCTGGGTAAAAATGGTAAGTTACTAATCGTAGGGACACGAATTGCATCGCAAGACTTCTACAAAGAACTCCGTGAGACCAAGCACTGGTCTGGTGGTAAAAGCCCTTTTACTTATATGGGCATGCCTGCTGTTTTGGAATATTCGGAAGACCCTAAAGACTGGAAGACGCTCTGGCCTAAATCGGATGTTCCTTGGGATGGGGATTCTGAAGAACCTGACAAAGAAGGACTCTTCCCGAAATGGGATGGCTTAGCATTAAAGAGAAGACGTAGCGAGGTAACACCATCAACATGGGCCTTGGTATATCAGCAGGAGGATGTCGAAGAAGATTCCATCTTCCCACCCGCTTTGGTGCAAGGTAGTACCAACGGGCAGCGCAGAAAAGGTCCATTGCGCCAAGGCGGCGTGGGACATCCGACTGCGGTAGAAGGTTACACAATTATTGGATTTGACCCTGCCATGGGAGATAAAGCCCACGCAGCATTTGTTGTAATTACTTACAACAGAATAGATTCTAGAATATATGTTTTAGACTGCGTGAACATGGCAGAACCTACTCCCCAAAAAATTCGAAGTACGATAGAAGAACTTGTATTGAAATACAAGCCTCAAGAATTTAGAGTAGAAATCAACGCCCACCAGAAAGCATACTCATTAGACGATGAGTTAAGGCAATGGCTTGGTATGTATGGCGTAAGACTTGAATCTCATATTACTAATAAAAATAAGTGGGACGCAGCATTCGGTGTAGCATCTATGTCTACCCTATTTGGAACCGTACGAGAAGAGAAGTTCCAAAAGAATAACATGATTGAACTTCCATCTACTACTGACTCTGAAGGACTCAAGTCCCTTGTTCAGCAGTTGATAACTTGGAAACCTAATAGCAGAGGTAAGACTGACTGCGTTATGGCACTATGGTTTGCCGTGCTTAGGGCACGGGAGTTCATGCAGCAAACAAATCATTTACAAAAGTTTTCATCTAATAGATGGACAACCAGAGCACAATCAGCACAAAGATACACAATCAACCTAGATGAAGCCTTTTCAGAACAATGGGCCGAAACATACGGATAAGGATATAACATGGCAATAGGAAGACCAAGAACAAGTGGCGGTATATATAACCCTGGTGGAGAAAATGTTGGTCAAGTTTATAAGCCTCAAGGTGCAATGTATACTGGTAGTGGTAACATAAAGCCTAAAACTATTAAGCCTAAAGAATCAGAAGCATCAAAACAAAGAAAGATAGAAACCAAACGAGATGCGGACCTGTGGCGACAAAGAGCCTATGAAAGGTCACTTGGTAAAAATAGATAATAAGTAAAAGCAGATAACTTTCTAAAGTGGTTTTATGACAATGCAACAATTCAAGATAAATAATTTTTTCTATCGTTAGGATATAATGTTATCAGTAAGCCAAATCTCTGCAAGAGTAGAGTCTTTACGTAGTCGTTCATCAGAGCGAGACCGTAGACAACTAGATGTACTTGCTGTGCGTAAAGGACAGATATCACAGGTATACCCTGAGTTCTTTCCAGAGGGTGTAGATGCTAACGTAGTAGCAAACTTTATTGACATTGTTGCCCGTGACTTATCAGAGGTAATGGCTCCACTGCCAGCAGTAAACTGTTCTGCAGCCAATCAGGTATCAGATAGAGCAAGAGTCTTTGCTGATAAGCGAACACGTATTGCAACAAATTATTTTAGTAATTCAGATTTACAAGTACAGATGTATCAAGGTGCAGACCAATACATCACATTTGGTTTCGTCCCATTCATTGTTGAATTAGACGAAGAAGCAGGGCTACCACGTATCCGAATAGAAAGTCCGATTGGGGCTTACCCAGAGTTTGACCGCTACGGACGTTGTATTGCCTTTGCAAAGAAATACTCACTTACACTTGCGGAACTGGTTGCACAGTATCCTGAGTTTGAGATTCAACTATTAGGCGCTGACCGTTATGAGCAGAACCTAGATGCACGTATTGACCTTATTCGTTATTACGATAAAGACCAATCAACCATCTTTATTCCATCACGGAATAATTTAGTTTTATCTCAAGTCAAAAATCCACTTGGTAAAATGCAAGTTGTGGTGGCAAAGCGTCCATCACTAGACGGTGAGATGCGTGGTCAATTTGATGACGTACTAGGTATCCAACTGCTTCGTAATAGGTTCGCATTACTTGCGATGGAAGCAGCAGAGAAATCAGTACAAGCACCAATTGTTGTACCAGGCGATGTTCAAGAACTACAGTTGGGTGGAGATGCAATCATCCGCACCAACTCACCAGCAGGTGTGCGCCGTGTAGATTTAAATATTCCACCAGGAGCGTTCACTGAGCAACAAGTATTACTTAATGAGTTGCGTACTGGAACACGTTATCCAGAGTCAAGAACTGGAAACATAGATGCATCAATAGTCACGGGACAAGGCGTTCAAGCGCTTATGGGTGGCTTTGATACACAGGTTAAATCAGCCCAAGCAATCTTTGCTTCTGCTCTTAAAGATGTTATCTCTGTCTGTTTTGAGATGGACGAAAAATTATTTAACTTTACAAAAACAATTCGTGGTGTTGATGCTGGTTCTCCTTACTCACTTGAGTACACACCTTCAAAAGATATTAAGAATGACTACTCAGCCGATGTTCGTTATGGCATGCTTGCTGGTCTTAATCCAGCGCAGGGACTTATCTTCATGCTTCAAGCACTTGGCGGTAAATTAATATCTAAAGATATGGCTATGCGTGAGTTACCATTTGGTATTAACGTAACCCAAGAACAAGAAAAGATTGAAGTGGAAGAAATGCGTAATGCATTGGTAGGTTCGCTACAGGCGTACACTCAAGCAATTCCGCAACTAGCAGCATCAGGTGGGGATGCATCTGATATCGTGAAAAAAATCGCACAAGTAATTAAAGCCCGTCAAAAGGGAGTATCAATTGAAGATGCGATTGAAGATATCTTTACCCCAGAATTACCTCCTGCTGGTACCGAACAAATGGTTGAGCAAACGTCCCCTGCTCCCGCAGGTCCAGTAGGAGGCTTACCTTCACAAGCACCACAAAGTGGTGGATTACAAAGTCTTTTATCTAGTCTAAGCGCAGGTGGTAGGGCAAGTGCTAGTGCAAGGACAGTAGTAAGAAGATAACTAAGGTGGGGGACAATGACAGCAATAGTTGGAATACAAGGTAAAGGCTGGGCTGTATTAGGTGCAGATACTGTAACCTCATATCAAGATAGACCATATGTAGCCAAGGGATGCGACAAGATAGTTAAGATTGGTGAGTATCTAATTGCAGTTGCAGGTGATGCAATTGTAGGAGATATTCTTAATAACCTATGGCAACCACCAAAGGTAATTAAGACACAAGACCCAGATAGATTTATGATGATTAGAGTATTACCATCTATGAAGCAAACTATAATAGATGGCGGATACGACCCAACACCTAAAACAAAGAATGATGATGACTCAGGTTGGGATGCATTAGTTTGTTTTAATGGTAGGTTATATCAAGTTAGTGATGACTATGGATATATGCGAGATGACAAAGGTTTATATGCGATAGGTTCTGGTGGAACCTTAGCCCTTGGTGCGTTAGCAGCACTAGAGTCTGAAACTAAAACTCATGCTAAAGCATCTGGTGCAGTAAAAAAAGCAATCAATATAGCAATTGAATACAATGTGTGGTGCGGTGGTACTGCAAATGTTAAAACACAATTTACTAAGTAGGAGATATTATGTCAATGATGGAGCAAGGTGGATATAGAAAACCGAATAACCCAGCCCCAGTATCAGGCCCTGGCGCTCTTAGTCAACGTACTGACGGGGGTCCAACACAGCCCGCAACCTACATGTCAGGACTACCATACGGACAGGGACAACAGAATTACGACAATCAAGTAGCAGCACCTATGGCTGGTAATCCAATACCACAAAATTCTTTTGAAGACTTAACACCATTGCTTGCTCCAACTAATCGCAAAGATGAAGTAATCACTAGTGGTGTAGATATTGGTGATGGACCTGGTTCAATTGTATTAGGAAGAATTCCAAATCAAGAACCAACTATTAAAGATATTGCTAGAAATCTTACACAGTATGATGTTTCAGGCGATTCCGAAATGTTGTTTCGCATGTTAGATGATGCTGGGTATTAATGGCTGAAATAAAATTAGACCCTATTTTAGGTGAACTAAGTCCTAATATTTTTAAGGCAGCCCAAGATGCTGGCCTACCTGCTTCTCAACAAACACAACTTAATCAGTTGGCCTATGCCAGAAAAGAAGCAAAAAGATTATTACAACTTAGTGAGGAAAGCGGACGTAAAGAGTTTCTTGAGTTTGACCCAATGGTTCAAGATAATATTAGATATCTTTATTCTAAAGAAAAACGATTTGCTCCTGAGTTAAGCCCACTTGGTAGAGGAATACAGGCTGTTGTTGGCGCTGGTAGTGTTACTGCTAAAGTTTTATTTAGCCCAATTATTGCTGGATTTACAGCAGCGGACAAATACTATAAAACTTTAAATACTCCATACCAAGTTGAACAACAAGCCGAACAACGTATGGGTTCAAGATTTAGTAAAAAACTTATCACTGAAGCATTTGATGGAAAAAATTCTTGGAGATGGGATAAAATCTCTGAGTATGAAGCCAAGCATGGTAAAGCATTAGTAACTTTAATTCGTGGCGTAACTGAAGGTAGAACTCCTGGAGAGTCAATTGACCTTTATGGAACAGCAGATGAAAGTATGGTTAAGGCAATTCAGTTCATGGGTGATGAGCCTGAACAGTTTAATGAGTTGTTAAAAGAAATCAAAACTTTTGCCCAGGTTTCTCCAGGTAGAGATAAAGTTGGCAGTATGTTAAAAGCCGACCCAGAAGTTAATCAAAGTTATTGGGCAACTAAATTACTTAAAAAAGTTGGTATTGATTTAACTGATAAAAAAACACGTACTGGAGTTGCTAGTTTAGTATCTGGTCCTGTAGATGCTACATATCAATTAGGTATTGACCCACTTACATACACTGGTGTTGGTCCAATAATTAAAGGTGCTCGTGCCATTGGTAGAGGTGTTGCTGGTATTCCAGAGGCAGTTCTTCGTTTTGGTGGAATTAAAAGTCGTGGTGAAAAACTTGCCGACCAATTTGTTTTCTTATCTGAGCGTGGCAACATCGAGGGTGGCGTAGATTTTGTTTTTAAACAAGCCGATGTTATTAAGTTATGGGATGAGCAACTAGGTAAAGTAGTTAAGAACTATGCAGATGCAGAAGGTCCCGTTGCCAAGGGACTTGTGTATAAGCAAATACGTATTGACTTTCCAGACTGGGCTAACCTTGAAGTTGTTAAAAAATTAGCAAAAGAAGAAGTCTTTGATGCAGCCTCTGCAAAAAGATTTTTTACAGACCATGAAGATATGGGATTGTTATTATCTGGCCGTGTAGATAATTTTAATTTCCGCAGGAATGGAATTCCTGTAGCAAAGAATTTTAGAAGTCTTACCTCTGCATCCCATAAAGTTATTGACGCTATCTTTAATCCTAACCCTAAGAATTTAAATGTACAGTCTTACCTAGAAAAGGGTGAGAAAGATTTATCAACAGTTTTAGATGTGTTAAAAAAGGTTGCTGATGATGGTGAGAATTTAGTTAACCCAGCGATTAAAGATATTATTGAATTACAAACAGACATTTCTAAAACACGTAAGATGATGAAGAAAATGTCAGTTGGACTTACTCGCAGCCCTGGCCGTATTCTGTATGGTGAAGATGCAATTAAAACAGAGTCAGATGTTAGAAATTTAGCAATGCTTGCTTTGGGTAAAAAAGATACTGCCTATGCATTTACAGAGCAGTTCTTAACTGAGAGTCCAGAGATACAACTTACGATGATTCGTAACCTATACGCAGCGGTTATGATGAGAAGCGGAATGCTTGGTTCACCTAAGGGACAGACAATTGCAGATGAAATCCTTGCTGCAACCTTTAATGAAACTGGTATGTTCTCGACAGTAAAGTCCCAGATACCACTTGACTTAGTTGGAACATTACACCCAGCATTGGTTAGACGTGAAGGCGAAGATTTCTTTCAAGCATCTAAGGGAATTGTTCAACCATCACAGGTTGCTAGAAGTATTGCCCCGCTACCATATGATTTAATTTACCAAACAGCAGCAAGTTCAAGATTATCTGAAAAAATAAACTTTATTAACCTTGTTGGTGGTGCTACAAGAAATAAATTTACAAAATTCTATACAGATTTCTGGACAAACAATACTCTTTTCCCACGTCTTGGAATACGAAGCAGTATTGACGAAGCATTTTTTGGTTTCCTTACACAAAGTACCGCTGCATTGCGTTCATTTGTATTTGGTGGTCGTGCAGGTCGTTCAACACTTGAGGCTGCTACTGGGTCTAAAACAACTCAGGGTATGTACAAGCGTGGATTTTACAAGATATTTCCATCAAAAGACCCAACTCAGAAGTTAGATAATCAAGAACGTTTAAATATTTTAGAAGATACCCGTGTTAAGTTATCAAAACAATATGGGTATGAGGTTGCTCTTGCTGATGTAGCCCATCAAGCAATCAGAGAAGAAACTTTATTACGAGTTCAAGACCTATATGCTGGCAAAATGGGACCAGCAACTATGGATACTATAACTCGTTTAATGAAATATAGCCCAAATGTTTTAGACTCAATGGGTAATTCAGTTGCTGCTCGCAGCATGATGACTGGAAAGATTGACATTGAGTATGTAGATTCAGTTTTTGTTAGCAGTAATTTAACTAAAGCAATTCAAGAAGCAGGACTTGCTCTAGGTAAAAAATATCGTGCTATAGATATTAACAAAATGACAACAAAGCAAATTGCTCTTGCACATTTTGATAACTGGAATATCCGTTTTTCTTATAACAGCGAAAAAATTGCCAATGGTGCAGTAGTAAATCCAGTAAATGCTTTCTATAGATACAAGGCATTAAAAACTAATGATGATTTTATCAATGCACGCCACAGTATTCTTAAAGATGTGGGTGTTGAGAGAGTTCCAAAAGGTTTTAACGATGATTACATCGTTGCAAGTGGAACAAAGTTAAACGGATTCTTATCCTTGTTCAGCACAACTGTGTTATACCGCCAACGTGGTATTCCAGATGTGCAGATTGCCCGTATCCACGTAGAAAATATGCTAATGGATATGCGAAATACTTTCCATGGTGGTCCAACTAACTACAATGAAAAATTATTTGAAGCAGTTAAAGCGGCTAAATCAAGAATCGAAACAAATGCAGAAGGTATTTCAAAGGTAGTTAAAGACCCATGGAGCAAAGCCTCTGCCGAAATAGATTTTGCTAAATTTGAGGACTTAACTCAAGGATATCAACCAGGAACAAATCTACAAACACGTTTATATAATCTTGGTCCAGAAAAAGATATGAAGATATTTGAAGAAGAGGCTGGAATTAACCACCTTTATTCTAAATGGCAAAACTGGACAATGGATGTTATGGATGCAACTGTAACTGGTATCTATCGTCAGCCTATGTTGCTGCTATTTACAGAGAGAGCGCTTAAAGACTTAAAGCCATACGAAAAAGTATTTAAAGACCGCTATGTTAAAAATGCGATTGAAGAAAATCCACTACTTAGCAAGGGTATTGCTGAGGCCCGTGGAAAGGAACATGCCGAAAGACAAGTTACTAACCTAGCACTTACACGTGCCACTGAAGAACTGTTAGAGTATGTAGATAACCCATCGGTTAGAACTAATTTTGCTATCTCTATTCGTTCAGTAGGTAGATTCTATAGAGCAACTGAGGATTTCTACAGACGTGTATGGCGTTTATACACCAAGAAACCTTTGCAAAGTTTATATCGTCTTCGCCTACTACATACAGGTCTTGAAGCATCTGGAGATGTTTACGAAGATGAAAAGGGTGATAAGTTCATTGTCTTCCCAACTGATTCAATTATCAATGGTGCGGTTGAGCCAGTACTCAGAACCTTAACTGGTAATTCAACAATTAATATTCCATCATTTAACGAGTTTACTCTTAAGTTAAGATTACTTAACCCATCTTTCTCACCTGATGCAGGACAACCAGCCTTGGCTGGACCAATTGGTTCTGTTGGAGTTGTAATTTCTAGAGCGATTTTAAGAGAGTTGCCATTTGTTCCTGCTCCAATTAAGGAAAAGATACAACCTTCAACTACTCAATTTGCAGAAAAGTTTGACTCAATAGCACTTGGTCAATTTGGTGACAGAATGACATTGAGAAGCGCTTTAGTGCCAATGTTTGCTGACAGTATATTCAGCACTCTTACCCCTACTGAATGGGACAGGCAAAAAGGAACTGCAATGTTGCAGGCTATTGCTTATGCCCAAGCATTTGGTAATGGACTACCAACAAATGCAACAACTCAAGAAAAAGCAGATTATATTTCTAAGTTAAAAATTTCAACAAACAGCGTTATAGTTGCACGTAACATGCTTGGACAGATATCTCCAGGACAGCCAACATTAAAGGACTCTAAAGACTTACCAGGGTTCATGAAGAAAACTGGTATCACTACCTGGAAGTCATCTTTCTACGATGTATACAATGGCCTACTACGTAATGCTGAAAATGAAGATACAGATGTATTTGATTTAGCCATTGCTACATGGGTTGGACAAAACCCAGGCAAGGTAATATATCTAGTGCCACGCAATACCAAAGAATTTAAAGTTCTTATTAATACTACTGATGAAGTTAAAAATTGGTCAATTAAAAATAAGAAGTTTATTGATACTTATAAGGAAATAGGATATCTATTTGCACCTAAGGCTGGAGAATACAATCCAGATATATATGCTTGGATGCAATCTGAGGGACTAGTAGATATTCCAGAATTTGAAGACTATCTACAGAATGTTCAGGTAGCAGAGGATAAACAAAAGTACTTTGCTATTGAAGATAACCTTAATGAAGCATTGAAAAAGAAATCAGTGTATGGAGATAGACGTCAGTTAATTGATAAAGCAGCACAAGAACGTACCGCTCTTTTGATATCTAATCCTTATCTTGACGCTGAGATTAGCGGTAAAGGAACCAATAGAGGAAATCTAAAGGTTATGTTTAAGACTTTGTCAGATGCAATTGCAGACCCTAAATCTCCAATTGATAAACAAACAAGGTCATCAATGAACCTTGCTATTCGCAACGTAGCAGACTTCTTGAATCTAGCCGAAGACCCAGAACTATCTAAGCGTTTTGACTTTAGTGAAATGAAGTCAAATAGAAAACAACAAGTAGTTAAAATATTAACAGAACTTAGTAAGGTAAATCCAGAAGTAAAAGAAGCAAATAGAATTATATTTACTGGACTACTTAACTACTATTCAAGAGAATCAATTATAGCGGGAATTGAGGGTAGATAAATTGGCTGAAACATTAAATGTTTATGGTGCTCCTGGGTCATCTAATGCCCAGTTAATTAAGAACTACTTTGCTGAAGATACTGAGGGAAGATTAGAGATTGGTTATGACAGAAGTGGTACAAGACGTATCATTACTGTTGCTGGACAAGACAGTGCTGCTTATCAACGTTTCCTTTATGTAACTCCTGATGGTAAGAACTTTGCCATTGCTGATTATAATCAAATCATTCGTAATGTTAAAAAAGATGCTGGCGGTAATATAGAACAACTACGTAGTAGTTTGTATGCCAAAGGTTATTTAACAGAAAAAGAATATTCAACAAAATCAGATACTGGTCTTAGCGATGCTATCCTAGATGCTGCCAATGACCAAAGCAAGCAAATTGTAGAAAAACTTTTATTCGACCCTAATGCTTCTGGTGATTTAAATAACTTTAATAATTGGCTTAACTCTATGCCTAATTACGCTAGTGGTGGTGGACCTAGAGACCGTGCACAAGAGATAACTAAACTAGACGCTAATCAAATGATTGATGCGTTTACAATAGATATGCTTGGCCGTGAGGCTACACCTGCTGAAAAAAAATCATTCTTTGATACAGTAACTTTGGAAATGAAGAAGGCTGTTGTTAAACAAAAAACAGTTGGTGGCAAATTAGTTGAGTCTGGTTCTTTATTAAACGATGAAGACTACTCACGTATATTAGCCGAAACTATTAAGCCATCAGTTCGTGGTACTTCTTTAGAAGCCATTGCTTCTGGTACAGGTTCTATAGCCCAAAGCATTTCATCTTTAAAAAGTTATGCTGCTAGTTATGGTATTAAGTTAAGCACACAGGAAGCCCTTGATGATGTACTTGGTGGGCTTAAACCAGGTGGTAGTTTATCTACTGGTAAACTAGAGCAACAACAACAAAAGATTCGTAATCTTGCTAAGAGTTTCTATACAAATCTAGGTGATTCTATTGACAATGGAATCAGTATTAAAAATCTAGCAACTCAGTTTGCTAATACAAAGTCTCAAGTTTTAGAAGTACCATCAGAATCTTTAGATGCGTTTGATAAAGATATTCAAATAGCATTAAGAAACAATGGTAAGCCTGGAGTTATGTCTACTACAGAGTTTGAAAAATTACTTCGTAATAAACCAGAATGGGGCAAGACTAAGAATGCTAGAAATGAAGCAGCAGGATACGCTAACGATATTCTTAGAATGTTTGGATTGGTAGGATAATGGCTAAACCTAAAATGTCTGCAGAAGAAGCAGCGGTTCGTAAAGCACTTGCAGCGGTCCAGGCTGATACTGGATTAGCAAAGGCACAAGAAATAATAAAAACTGGCGTTGTTCCTGTAGCAACTGCTACTGCTAAACCTACTTATGAAGAATCAAGAAGTTTAGTTTCACAGATATCTGACCCAAAAACACGAGCAGCATTTGAAAAAGCCTATGCTGGTATAGATGTTCAAACACAAAAAGTTGCAAAACAATATGAGGACCTTGGTTATGTATATAATCCAAATACTGGACAAGCAACTCCTAAAGTAAATACTGATGTGGTTAATGCTAATTTAAATAAAGATGCTGGCATTAATAAAGATGCTGTAGTAGATAAAGATACTAGAGATGCTTTTGCATTACTTACTTCAACTTTTGCTTTATATGGATTAGATGAGTTGGCCCCAGTTATTGCTGAATTTATGAAACAAGGTTTAACCTCAAATGAAGCAATTATTGAATTGCGTAAAAACAAAACATATCAAACACGTTTTGCTGGAAACACAACAAGAACTGCTGCTGGTCTTAATGCATTAAGTGAGGGAGAATATTTAGCCCTTGAGGATAGTTATTCAGAAACACTTCGTGCATATGGGCAACAAACATTATTAGGTACAGATAAAAAAACACGACAAGCCGCAATGGCTAACATTATTGGTGGAGATATATCTGCTGTTGAATTTAAAGATAGAGTATCTACAGTAGTTACCCGTGTCGAGAATGCAGACCCATTAGTTAAGAGTACTCTACGTGACTTTTATAAGATTACAGATACGGAATTAGTAAGTTACTTTTTAAATCCAAAAGAAAATCTACCTAGATTACAAGAAAAGGTAACTGCAGCAGAGATTGGTAGCGCAGCAATTGCACAAGGTGGGCTTACAACTAGTATGACTAGTGCGGAATCCTTGGCTAAGTTTGGCGTAGACCTAGCAACAGCACGTAAGGGATACTCTACTATCTCAGATGTACTTCCTACTGCTACGAAGTTATCACAAATTTATAATGAAGATAAGATTAATTATAACCAACAGGTTGCAGAGGAAGAAGTGTTTAAAGGACTTGCCTCTGCCCAGCGCAAGCGTACGCAATTAGCAGAAAAAGAAATAGCATCTTTTAAGGGTTCATCTGGCGTAGGAGATGCTGGATTGTCAACTACATACTTGCGTAGAGGTTCCTCAGCAGGTCAGTTCTAAATAGATTCCCCACACGGATAGACCAGCCCCGTGGGGTGTATAAGTCTGGTAGCAAGAGCCAACCAATTTCCCCGAATTGACTTGTGGCTTGCGACTAATCAACGAATAGAAGGGTGGGTTGCTATGAGCAACAACTACTGGGATGAAGAAGAAGACGAAAACCAAGATAACGATGCAAATCTGCAAGGCGATGACTTAGTTAAAAGACTAAGAAAAGCCAAACGTGCAGATGAGAAACGTATCAAGGAACTGACTGAGCAACTTGAGGGATTGTCCAAGGTGCAGCGTGAGAGAGTCGTCAAGGAAGTCCTAGAAAAGAAGGGCGTTAATCTAAAGGCGCAACGCTTAATTATGAAAGACTTAGAAGACATTAGTGAAGAGTCAGTTAATTCTTGGCTTGACGAAAATGCTGATTTGTTTGGATTAAAAAGCGCAGAGTCTGCGAATCCTGAACAAGAACTTAATCGAGCAGCCTTAAGGCAGCAAGATGTTCTTACTCAGAATTCATTAACCCCTGAACGTACAGAGGACTTGGAAACAAAGATATCTAATGCACAATCTGCAGATGAAATTCTTGCCATCCTCCGTGCAAATCAATAATTAATCCATAGTAATTCTAATCACCTTGGAGGTGACAAATGCCTAATGCATACACAGGAGTAGGTTCGTCCACACTTGGAGGAACCGCTGGTGGTGCAGGTCTTGTCCAACAAGCATATGACCGCTTATTGGAGTTTGCTCTCCGTTCTGAACCACTAATTCGTTCAGTCGCAGATAAAACACCTGCCCGTCAATCAATTCCAGGCTCAACCGTAGTTCTACAGAAGTACGTTGACTTGGCACAAAAGACATCTACTCTGGCAGAAACAACTGACCCAGACGCAGTAGCACTGTCAACACCAACAACAGTTTCTATTACTCTTAACGAGTATGGTAACTCAGTGTTGGTAACACGTGCGTTGGAACTATTCAGCCTTGCTGATGTAGACCCAGCAATCGCAAACATTATTG